GTCTTTAATGTCACCTACTGAAAGTGATATTTTTCACCACACTGCTGGTTATCAAAGTTCTAATAACAAAGCAATAGAAGCTTTTTTGTTTAGTGAGTTTGGTCAAGTCGCTAGGCTTACACATCTATTTTAACAAATCTTTGTTAATAAAGTTTTTTTAAGTTTATTGTTATAATTATAATTATAGTTATATATTTGACTAAATTAAAAATTATAAATTATGTCAAAATTTAATACTAGGACTTTTTATGTACCAGCTGACAAGCTGCCAATATTACTAGAATTTCAAGAAAAATGCAGAAATAACGGACACAAATCATATTCTAATGTGATGTTAAAACTAATGGAAGAATACAATAAAAATAATTAAGTATGGAATCTAATATATATTATAATACCCATAATGATTATTTAGAACACTGGGAACGTTATGAAAGACATAAATTTTTAGCTCAAAGACTACTTAATATTATTATACAGGCTAACTGGAATAAAAATTTAATATGTAGATTTTATTTGACTAGAAATGATATTGAAATTCACAGAAATAGATTTGGCCGTTATATAGCAGTAGTAGAAGCTATCGCTAAAGAAATGAAGCAACTAAATATAAATTACAACGAAAAAAGAATAATTAAGATAATTAATATACTAACCAAAATACAACAATATGACAATTAATAGACTAAAGACTGTAGATATAAAGGGCAAAGCTTATGTCACAGTCAACGAAAGAATTAAATACTTTAGAGAAAAATTCACAGGATATTGCTTAACTTCAGAAATAACACATATTAATGATAACGGTGTTATAATTCGTTCAAGTATTTTAAATGACAAAGGCGTAGAGGTAGCTAGTGGATATGCTCACGAAAAACAAAACTCAAGTTTTATAAATAAGACTTCATTTATAGAAAACTGTGAAACTAGTAGCTGGGGTAGATGCTTAGCTAATTTTGGAATTGGAGTTGATTCTAATGTAGCTAGTGCAGATGAGGTAGCAAACGCAATTAAAAACCAATAATTATGACAATATTTGATCACATAGAAAACATAAAAAACCAATGCGAAATGATTTTAAAAGAATTAGAAAAAGAAAAATCAGCTTATGACTATTGGTTGACAGAAAATATGAAAGAAGATTTAGAAAATTTAAACAACTTAACAATTAGAAAAGATGAAGACCTTTAAAATAAGATGCTCTGCTATTGGTTTAATAATGACAAATGCAAAATCCAAAAGTGACTTAATATCTAAAACTACTGCTAGTTATTGTAAGGAATGGATGAAAGAACAAATCTACAGCCGTAAAAAAGAAATTAGCAGTAAATACTTTGACAAAGGCAATATAATGGAACAAAACTCTTTAGATTATATAGCAAGTGAATTAGGTTATGATAGTCTACCTAAAAATGAAAAGTCATTTGAAAACGATTATCTAACAGGTACTCCAGATGCTATATTTAAAGATCATATAATAGATGTTAAAAATAGCTGGGATTGTTTTACCTTTCCACTATTTTTTGATAACGTACCTAATAAAAATTATTACTGGCAAGCTCAAGGATATATGGCACTGACTGGATTAGACTATTATAGATTAATATACACACTAATGGACACTCCAGAAGAGTTAATTAAAAAAGAGTATTTTGGCAGTAATTTAGACTATGATACTTTTGCAAAGCATTATAAGTATTCAGATATTGATTCTAAATATAGAATAAAAGTATTTGAAATAGAACGTAATGACTTAGACATTGACAGAATTTACACTAGAGTAGAAGAGTGTAGAGAATATATAAACAATATAAATTTATAAAAATGGCAATACATAATCAAATATTCTATACTTATAGAATGAAACAGAAAAAAATAGAAGAATCTATTAAATTACTAGAAGAAAATAATTATATAGTAATGACTAAAGAACAATATAATAAAATAAATAATAAATAAAATGGAAAAAAAACCTACAATATACTGTGGTGGCGGTAATAAAAGAAACGAAAACTGGCTAACGGTTACAGTTCATATAGATAAAGCTAAAGAACATATCTTTGAATATAAAGGTAATAGATATTTAAAGTTAAATGTTAATGTTAAAGACCAGGCAGACCAGTTTGGAAAAGACGTTAGTCTTAGTGTGAATACATACGAACCACAAAAAGAGTCAAAACCATCTCAGCAGATAGTTGAGCAAACTGATGACTTACCATTTTAACATAAATCATATTATAAAACTATTTAATAAATACGGTTTTATTTTAAAAAATGACATCTAAAGAAAAATATGACAGCTTAAATGAAGACGATAAAAAACTCATCAAAGTTTTAATATCAAAAGGTAAAACAAAAAAATACATATCTGAAAGATTTGGGCTGTCTGTTAGATTTATAACATATCATTTACTTTATGAATTTGTTTATATAACACCAATTTGGTTCTCAGAAAAAAAAGAACCCTACTACAAAAATGAGATGGATTATGGAACTTTAAATTTGTCTTATAATTTTAGTGATCTTAGTCAATCTGAGAAAGATATTTGTAACAAAATATAAAACCTAAATGAAATCTAATTTAACTGAAGCACAAAAAGTTTTATTATCAATAGAATATTTTAACGATAAATATAATTTAAATTTAGTAAAGACTGCTAGTGATTTTACTATGTGGGATTGTCAAAGTGATAAATTAATTATAGAATTTAAATTCAGAAATAAATTTTATAAAGATAAATATATTCAAATAGATAAATTTTTAAGTTTGATTATGGCTGCTGAATACTATTCAAAAACACCTTACTATTGTGTAAAAGACGAAAAAGGATATTTTTTTTATAACTTAGAAAAGCAAAAAACAAATCTTTTAAAGTCTGAAATAATTATTGAAAAGGTAAGTTACCAAACAGAATTTAATAAAAATAACAAAATAAATAAATACTTTTATAAACTAAAACCATCACAACAAACTAAAATTAATGAGTGAAGAACTACCTTATTTTAAATTTTTTCCTAGTCAGTGGATAGGGGGAGAGATTAACTATTTATCGAAAGAAGACAAAGGAGCTTTTATAGATGCTGTCTGTCACTACTGGAATAAAGACTGTAGTATGACTTATAATAAACTAGCTAGGCGTATAGGTCAAAAGTCACTAGATATACTAATAGATGAGGAACTATTACAAAAAAAAGGACATCAAATTAAAATAAAATTTTTAGATAAACAATACAAAGAACGCAAAGAACAATATATAAAAAGAGTAGAAGCTGCTAAAAAGTCTAAAAAAACTAAGGTAGTTACTAGTGATCCTTATTTATCTACTAATAGTATTAACAACTTTATGAAAGCGCAACAGAATGATAGTTGAAAAAGAAGAGCAACTTAAATATTTATATGCTTTTAAAGAGGGTAAAATTAAAAGAGGTTTAGGAATTGGAAACCAATTAGATAATTGGGTTTTATATAAAAGAGGGAGTTTTAATATTATAGTAGGTTTAGATAATGTAGGTAAGACTAATTTTATGTTATGGTATTTTTTAGCCTTAAGTGTGAAGCATAATATAAAGTGGTTGTTATGGTCTGGTGAAAATTCAGCTGGTCAATTAACTAGAGATTTAATACAAATGTATTCACAAACAAAACTAAACTATCTATCTAAAAGTAAAATAAAAGAATATAATACTAAAATAGGTGAGTGGTTTAGCTTTGTATCTAATAAGAAAATGTATAATCATAAAGAACTGTTAAAGATATTTAAAGAGTCTAATTGTGATGCTGGTGTAATTGATCCTTTTACTGGATTAAATCACGACAGACGAGTTAATCAATATGAACGTAATTATTTAATATGTAATGACATAAGAGAGTTTTGTAATACTACTGGAAAAACTATATATTTAATGACTCATCCAATGACAGAATCTGCTAGGAGAGTATACCCACCAGGTCACGAGTTTGCATCATATATTCAACCACCTAGAAAATCTGATATTGAGGGGGGCCAGGTTTTTGCCAACAGATGCGACCAGCTATTAAGTATTCACCGTTTCATAAACAGCCCTCAGTTGTGGATGATGTCGCAGATAAGAGTAGAAAAGATTAAAGACAAAGAAACTGGCGGAACACCAACACTAGACGAGCCGCTTTGTTTTGATTATAATGGAGGCTTAGGCTTTACAATTGGTGGTAATAATATACTAAAAAACATACAACAATGAACGAATTAGATGTAATACTTAGAAAAAACAAACTAGATATAATGATTATAAAAGCTAGTCATCAACTAGAAAAGAAAAAAGATAAAGTTAAACAGGAAGGCTTAGAAACTCTATTAGATATACTAGAATTAATACACGAACTGCAAGACGAAATAAGAAATCAATATAAGACAATAGCAAAATTAAAATATGAAAATGCTGTATCTTACAAAGAAAATGCTATATTGAAAGCAGACTTTGATAAATACAAACACAATTTAATAAAAGCAGAATTAGAGTCACCAAATAAAAATAAATGTACGAAATAACAACTCTTTTAGTATCGTCTCATTTGTTTGCTTTCTTTGGGGGTTGTATTTTTACTTTTATTTATTATGAATTTGTAAGGCACATAAATGAAAAAAAGAACACTTAACGAATATAGACAAACTAAGGACAGTTATTATAGGCACCCTTATAATACTATAAAAGATAGTATAAGCTATTTATGTTCTATTTATCCTAATGATGCTGATTTAGGTGCTGAAATAAGAAAACAATTTAAAAATTATGAACGCTAACCAAAAAGGAAAACGCTTTGAAAGAGACGTTGCAAAGCAATTAAATAATAAGTTTAATACTAATGTTAGACGAACTCCTATGTCTGGTGGTATGAGTATTAAAGGAGACATTATAGACATTAATCCAGACTCTGTATTATATGACTACCACTTTGAATGTAAAAACCAGGAAAAGCTAAATATTTGGAAAGCACTTGCACAAGCTAGGGCAGATAAGCCACTAGGCAAAACACCTGTAGTAGTATTCACTAAGAACTTTGAGAAAGACTATGCCTGTTTAGAATTTGAAGACTTTATGAATTTACTATTAACTATACAACAATTACAAGATGAATGTACTTGAACTCTTTGCTGGTAGTAGGTCTATAGGTAAAGCAGCTGAAGAGTTAGGCTATAATGTTTTCTCAGTTGACGTGAAAGCATTTAAAGGAATTGATTTAGTAAAAGATATAGAGTTACTAGAAAAAAAAGACATTCCATTTAAGCCAGATATTATATGGGCTTCTCCACCTTGCACTACTTATTCAATTGCAGCAATATCAATTCACAGAGATAATGGAAAACCCAAAACAGATTTTGCGGCTAAAAGTGATAGGTTAGTAAAAAACACACTTAAAATTATTAAAGAATTTAATTGTATTTATTATATTGAAAACCCTAGAGGCTATTTAAGAAAAATGCCTTTTATGAGGGGTATTCCTAAAACAACAGTATGGTATTGTCGTTATGGAGATATTAGAGCTAAGCCTACAGATATATGGTCTAACAATATAGCTAACTTATTTAATCCTACTGGGTGGATTCCTAGGCCTATATGTTTTAATGGGAATAAACATTGTCATCACGAAGAAGCCTCTAGAGGATCTAAAACAGGTACTCAAGGATTAAAAAATAATTATGAAAGAAGTAAAATACCTTATGAACTATGCAAAGAAATACTAAACAAAAAAACAAATGGAATTGACACTAGAGCGAATAGCTGAATTAATAGAAGAGTATAACAAGACTAATATATTTGATGGTAATAAGCTAAACGAACAACTAAAAGAATTGACTAGCAGACTATATTACATAGAAACTATAAGAACTAAAGCTCACGAAGATTATGAGAAAGTGATTCATACTAAAGTAGCTGAAGGGTTTTCTGTGGCTAGAGCGACTAATCAAGCTAATATAGAAGTTCCTGAAATGTATCAACTAAGAAGACTACTAGAATCTGGATATAGAGTAGTAGACGCTATGAGAACTAATATAAGTTTTTTAAAGTCAGAAATGTATAATACTCAAAAGGATTAAGTGAATAATAAACTAATTAAGAAAATAGAGAATTTTATATTTTGTATTGGTAGAGAATACAATGTAGTCGAATTAGAAGACTTTAAACAGGATATTTTTATACTACTACTACAAAAAGGAGAGGATTTTATCATACAATTAGATAAGGAAAACAGTATTAAGAAATACGTTTATAAACTTTGTATATATCAAATAATTAGTGAAAGAGGTAACTATAGAACTAAATACTATATACCTAGTCATTTTAGTAGCATAGATGAGGTAGAGACTTATTCTAATAGCTGTTTTAAAGATGAGGTTCTAAATGATCTAATAAACTCTTTAGATGGCTTAGATAAAATAATGTTAGAACACTTACTACTTTGCTCTGGAAATAAACTTTGCCTGGCTAAAAAAAGTAAAATTTCACACAGCACTATTAAATATAAATTTAAAGAATTAGCAAATAAAATAAAATCTAAATGGTCACTAAATGAATTCTATACTTAACATATTACTTATAATAACTATTACTACTACCTGGGTGGATTATGCACTTCCACTAATTAATAAATTTGATTACAAGCCGTTAAATTGCGCCTTTTGTCTTACTTTTTGGATAAGTCTTCTAACTTTTTTTATAACTTTAGACACTTACATATTAATAAGTCCATTAATTTTGCGTATAATAGAAAGAAGATTATTATGAAAATAGAAGAAGTCATAAGACTATATAATAAAGTAGATGCATTTCCTAGTAAAATAGACATAAGCTATCTTAGAAATAATTTTAATCCAATTATAAAAGAGAACTTTCCAGAAGTTAGAATAAGCTGGGCCTGTAATAGCTGTGTTAAAAATCAAATGAGTTTGCTTTTAAGTTGGTTAAATGACAAAGAAGCAAAGTCAAAAAAGAAAAAAAATGTCCGCAAAAAAAGAACATCAAAAAATAAAACTTGAGTACGGTTATTACATTGATGAGGATGGATTATATTTTCATAGTATGCTAAACGGTGAAACGTACGAACTTTTTGATATTAATGGAGTCGCATCTACTACATTTGATTTTGGCACTGATTTTGAAATATTAGAACTTGCTTATATTTATGAAGACTAAAAAGCTAACACCTAAACAACGTAAATTTGCTGAAGAGTATGTCAATACTGGTAATGCTTCAGAGGCTTATAGAAGGGCCTATGATGTTGGTGCAGATACTAAATTAGAGACTATAGCAACTAAGGCTAGTCATCTCTTAGCGGAGTACAACATAAGTACAAGGGTGAAAGAATTACAAAAAAAAGAAGCTGAGTCTTTTCAAATAACGCGCAAGGAGGTAGCTGAGGGCTATTTTAAGATGATTAAATCTTGGGAGTATCTAATGGACCTAGCTGCAAAAGAAAACCTAACTAAAGACCAGAAAGCTAAATTCTATTTACTTAAGGAAATGGTCAAAGGAAGTGATTATAGGGGTGCTTATGATTCAATAGCTAAGATGTTTGGATTAAATGCACCAGATAAACAGGAGATAGAACAAACAGTTCATAATATTAATATCAATATAAAGCGTGGAAGCGACTGAAATCTTTGAACGCAACTACGACTCTACAGCTAAGATAGTAATTAATAGAGGTGGTACTAGAAGCAGTAAAACCTGGTCTTTAAATCAATTGTGTGCTTTATGGTTAATTAGTGGTAACTATGGAAATGGTATGTATGTGAGTGAGGGTGTTTGGACCACTGTTAGAAAGTATAGAACTAATCTAGACGGTACTGTAATTAGAGATTTTGAAGACATACTAAAAGCTGAGGATTGGTATAATAGTGTAGATCATAATAAAACTAAAAAACAATACAGATACGGTAAAAGACTAGTAGAGTTTATAGGTGCTGATGATGAGCAAAAGTTAAGAGGTGCTAAAAGAAATATTCTATACTGCAATGAAGCAAACGAATTAGAATACAAGCAAGAGTTCTTTCAATTACTAATGCGAACTGAGAATAAAATATTCTTAGACTTTAATCCAGATGATGAACAAATATGGATTAACCAGGAGCTTGAAATAAAAAGAGCGGCAGAGGTTAATGATGTAGAGGTGATAGTAAGTAACTACAAAAATAATACGTTTCTACCTAAGTCACTAATTAAAGAAATAGAGTACTTAAAAGAAACAGATAAAGAATTTTGGAAGATATACGGTCTAGGTGAGTATGGTAATATAAGTGGTCTAGTATATGAGAATGTTAAATATGTAGATAGTATGCCAGATTGTAAGTTAGTAGCTTATGGATTAGACTTTGGCTATAGTATTGATCCTTCTGCTTGTGTTGCTGTATATAGAAAAGATGATGAGCTATATTTAAAAGAAATCATCTACGAAAGAGAATTAACTAATCAGGACCTAGCAGAAAGACTAAGACCTATTATAGGTAGGGATGAGGTTATTTGTGATAGTGCAGAGCCTAAGTCAATAGAAGAAATATATAGACTAGGTTTAAACGCAAAGCCAGCTACAAAAGGTAGAGATAGTATACTAAATGGAATAGACATCTTAAAACGCTTTAAAATAAATGTAGTAAGTAGTAGTAATTTAAGACGAGAGTTTAGAACTTATAAATGGGCTGTTGATAAAAACGGTAATAGTCTACAAAAACCAATAGGACAAGATCACTTACTAGATGCTTTGCGATACGTAGCTTTAATACATTTAAAACAAAATAATAGAGGATGGTATTCAATAAGATAAAATTATATAAAGGAGATTGTTTAATTGAAAGCAATAAAATAGAAAATGGTAATGTTGATTTGATATTAACGGATTTACCTTATGGAGTGGTTAAAACGAAAGAAAAAAGCAAAAACTATACTAAATTAAATACTGCTGAAAAATGGGATAAAGCTATTGATCCAATTAAAATTTTTAAGATAGCAAACAGAATACTAAGGAAAAATGGTAAAATGATATTATTTAGCCAGGAACCCTATACAACTAAATTAATAACAGAAGCAATTGCGAATATACCTTTTAATTACAGAGCTACTTGGGAGAAAGATAATTTTGCAGTTGCTTTAGGTGCTAATAAGAATATGGTAAGTTTTACGGAAGATGTTTTGGTTTTTAGTAAAACACATCAATTAAAAGTTGATAATCATTTAAGGGATTATATGAGGGAACAAAGACAAAAAGTAAAAGAATCGGGTTATAAGGATAGAGATTTAAGAATAATGTGTGGATTAAGTTTAAAGGGTGGTGGTATGTTGGGGCATTATTGGGGTAGAGAACAGTGGATTATGCCAACAGAAAAGCATTACACTAAATTACAAGAAACAGGTTTTTTTAAAAAACCATACTCAGAACTAAAAAAAGATTATGAAGATTATAAAAAAAGTTTTGAGAGTACTTTTAATCTTTGGGAAGGTAAAAAATACAAAAGTAATATTCTAAAATACAAAAAAGATTATGATGGATACCACCCAACACAAAAACCTATATTATTATTAGAAGACTTAATAAAAACATTTAGTAATGAAAATGATTTAGTAGTTGATTTAACAATGGGTTCTGGAACAACTGGAGTTGCTTGTAAGAATACTAAAAGAAAATTTATAGGTATAGAGCAAGATGAGGCATATTTTGAAATTGCAAAAAAAAGAATTAAAGAAGTGAATTACAAATTGTTTTAAATTCATTATATTTACAATGTATTTTTTTTAGAAATATTTCATTAATTTATGTTTTGGGGAAATAGTCGGCAAAAGAGCTTTATTTCCCCTTTTTTTTAACAGAGGAAAAAACACCAAATGCTGAGCAAATGGTAAGCAAATGCTGAGCAAATGGGGTTATATAAGATAAGATAAGAAAAGATAAGACAATAAAAGATAAAATAAGATAAAAAAGCAATATAATTAAAATAAAGACCTCTAAGCTATTATTAAATGCTGATGTATATGAATATACCAAAAAACTATTTAAGTGTCTTAGAACTTATCTAAATAGTGTTTAAATATATGTTGAGTTAATTTATTTAGTTGGTGTTTAGTTGATGGGGTTTTAATTAAAATTTATTTTAGGTCTTATTGTCATAATTCAAAAATTTGTTATATATAGAAATATGAATGTTACAATACCAACAAAGTGGAAAGATATTACTGTAGGTAATTACATTAATTTAAGACCAGTTTTAAATTCAGAGCTAACACCAATACAAAGAGTAATTAGCATACTAGCTGTATTAACAGGACAAAAGAAAGAAGTAATTAAGAATATTAGTTTAGATCAGTATAAAGTAATAAGGAAAAAGATGAGTTTTTTAGATACTGAACTACCTAAAGAACTTAAACACAAAAGATTTAAAATAGGTAAGCAGTGGTATGTATTTGAATTAAGAGCGCAAAACTTATTATTTGGTGAGTATATTAACATAATGGAGATAATAGAAAAAGCAAGAGATAATGAAGAGGTTATTTTCGATAATCTACATACTATACTAACCACTGTATGTAGACCAGTTAAAAGAAGGTTTTTTGTTTGGCGTAAAACAAAAGTAGATGCTAAAATAATTAGAGAAACATCTAAAAACTTTTTTGACAATATGCCAATGACTATAGCTTATCCTATTAGTGTTTTTTTTTACACTCACTTGGAAGGCTTAACAAAGGCTATAAAAACCTGTTTAATGGAGGAAGTGGAGAGGATAAAGAAAGAGGTGACACTAGAAATGAGTTCACTAAAAGATGGGGATGGTGGGCTACCTTAGATAGCCTTACAAACAGCAGGATAGATAAGTGGGATGAGGTATTGAATTATAACGTAATTAAAGCACTAAACATAGTAGCTTATTATAATGATAAACAAAAAATGGAGATGCAAATGCATAGGGAACAAATGCAGAAAACAAAAAGAAGGTGAGTAATCAATTAGACATATTTGGATTTGATGTAAACCAACTAGAAGAGGTTAAAATAGATAACCCTAGTACACTATCTGAGGTCTTTAATAATATTGCTGCTGAAATGGTTTTTTGTTTAAAACAATCAGTACAAAAAGAAAATCTAACTTTTAAAGGTAATTTACTAGAGTCAATTAAAATGCCTGTTAAGATGTTTGGATTTAGATTAACAGCTACTTTATTTTTAGCTGACTATTACGACTTTGTTAATAAAGGTGTTAAAGGTATTGGAGGAAAAAGAAAAAGTGGGAGGTTAAAAGGTCAAGGATGGGAAATTAAAGCTCCTAACAGCCCATATAGTTTTAAAAAAGGCCCTAGGGTAAGTCACATAAAACAATGGGCTAGAAGTAAAGGATTGAATGAGTATGCCGTAAGAACATCAATAGCACATAAAGGAATTAGACCTAGATTCTTTTTTGATAATTGTATGAAAGAAACTTTTTTTGGTGAAACGTTTGACAGATTTAAGTCAGATATTAGAGTAGTATCTGGTGACAGAGTAGCAAAAGGATTAAAAGAAATATTAGAAAAATGAGTTTAGAAGTAAAATATTTGCCGCAAGATTATAGAACTGTATATAATCCAGTTGAAATAGTAATGTTTGAGACTGATGCAACAACTAGAGGTTATACTGGATTTGCGTATTTAATAGATGTTAAAATAGGTTTAACTACTATAGGTAGATTAAGAGTACCACCTACTACTAATGGTTTTGGTAGATTTGATTTATCTGGTATTATGAAATCCTATATTTCAAGTGATTTAGGATTATTAAATGGAACTAACATAGATTCTGTTTTTGACAATACTAATAGCTATACAAACTTTACTTTGCAATTCGGATGGGTGCATTATAACACAGGATCAGCTACTACTAGCATACCCCAAACAGTTACACTACCAGATACTAGTACAACCTCATCACAAAACTTAATTGTTTTTAACGGTTCTTTACCTAACTATAGAAGAGATGTTGTAAACTTTTACGACTGGCAGTCTACTGATTTTTATTTAAAATATATTCCGAATATATCAACTCATAAATTCTTAACTAATCAGCCTAGAGGTTCTGCTGGTAGTTCTAACAATTTAGAAGTTCAATATACAGACGAAGGTTATATATACATATTAATGGATAACGTTACTAATTTTGATGCTATAAACTTAAAGACATTTAGATCAAACGGTAACTTGATAGATGATTTAGATATAACAGTCCCAACTTTAACAAATGCTAAGCACGTTAGAATCCCTTACGCACCAACAACATTAAACTCTATAAATACAACTTATTTAACAGGTAGTCAGCCAATAGTTTCAACATCTGCTTCTTATTACTCAATTCAACTAAAAAAAGCTAGTATATTAAAGACAGAGCAAATGTTTTTTACTATAGCTAGTGAGTGTCGTTATGAAACTAGAAGACTAGAATTTTTAAATAGTCTAGGTGGTTTTGATTATTATAATTTTACTAAAGTATCTAAACACTCAGAGGAAATAGAAAGAAAGTTTTTTAAGACTAATCCTAATGATTTATCTGAGACTGGTGTTATTGATTACTCAATATCAAATAGACAAAAGGTGCAATACTATACCACATCTAAAAACAAAATGAAGTTGAACTCTGACTTTATGAATGTAGATACTTATAACTGGTTATTAGAACTAATAGAAAGCCCTGAGATATATTTACTAGATAACTATACAACACCTTCAGGAACTACAGAAATAAGGCGTATTCCAGTACAAAACATAGAGGGTAATTGGGAGGAAAAGACTGTTAATAGTGATATGGTTTGCAGTTTAACACTAGACATTGAATTCGGTATAGATAATTTTAGACAAACTTTCTAATAATGATTAAAGAAGAGTTATATATAAACGGTGAAAGCGTAGAGTTAATTAAATCATTAAACCCTAATTTAACTTTTAATATTGCTGATATTGCAAAGCCAGACACTAGAAAAGCGGACCACTCTAAGACTATAGAGTTGCCAGCTAGTAAAAAGATTAATAAAATATTTGAACACATCTTTGAATTAGATACTGATTTGCAAACTTTCAATCCTAATCTAAAGACAGATGTCATATATTTAGTTAATGGTGAAATACAAATTGACGGCTATCTACAGTTAAAATCTGTAAAAGATAAAGACGGTCACATTATATATAACTGTATTATAATAGGTAGAGTAGGTAATTTTATAGCTGACTTAGGAACTGCTGAATTAACTGACTTAGACTTAAGTTCTTTAGATCACACCTACACTGCTACAAACATCACAGCAACTTGGAATTTGCCGTTGACCACTGATTATTGCTATCCTATGATTAATTATAGAGGTGATATGATTAGTAACAATTCAAACGTTTTACTTACAATCGGCCCAAATGCAGAAGAGTGGAAAGTCACTGATTTTTACCCAGCTGTAAAAGCAAAAAAATATTTGGATTTAATATTTGATTCTATTGGTTATAGTTATACATCAACTTTTTTGACTAGTAGCTTTTTTAATACTTTAATAATACCTTTTAATGGTGAGGATTTTAAATTTTTAAATACTACCATTTTAAATAGAACTTTTGAAGTTGATAGCCCTATAATACAAAGTAGTGGCAGCACTAACTTTAATGTTGTTTTTGATGCTACTTTTTTTAGTAATTCACAAATGAAAGATGTAGGATTCACAAATGAGGTTAGGGATGCTGGTAACGTTTTTGTTAATGATGTTTTTACGGTTCCTGCAGGTGCTAAAGGTTTTTACAGTTTTAATAGTATGCTTCAATTACAAGCAAGTTTTCAGTCACCAACAACATCTTACACTAGCACAACTTTTAATGGTTTTATGGCTGTTAGAATAGAAATAAATAAATATGATAATTCAGAAAATTTTATTGAAAATTTAGACGCTATAGACGCTGGTATCAGATCAGAAAACACAACATTTACACCAGGACAGCAACATATAACTGATGCTAACCCATCTACTACAAATGAAGATTATTTAATTATTGGTCCTGGTATTAGGCAAGTTTCACAATCTGGTTTTGCTGTAATAGAAAACCAGGTTGTTTTAAATAATACAAATCCAAAAAATAAATATTTTTTAAATATACCTGAGGTATTTTTAGAAGAAGGCGAAAAAGTAAAACTGGAGATTTTTGCTAAGGTAGTGGGAAAAGTAGAATTTAATTCAAGTAGCCAACAAAGCTTTCCATCTGTTTGGCCTGGTGCAACAGGAACTACTGGAGAGGCTTATGCACTTAATATTTTAGATGGTTTTTTTAAATCGGATATTACTAACACAATGATTTTAGAGGGTACTAACATACCTATGAATGACACAATACCAAAAAAAATAAAACAAAAAGACTATATTATGTCTTTAGTTAAAATGTTTAATTTATATATTCAACCAGATTCATCTAACAACAAAAATTTATTAATAGAACCTAGAGACGATTTCTATAGTAATGATATAATAGACTGGTCTACTAAAATAGATAAATCCCAAAATGTAGAGTCTAAACCTATGGGAGCTTTAAACTTTAAAGAATATTTATATACATATAAACAGGATAAAGATTTTTACAATGAGTTATATTTTAGCACTTGGAATGAAGTTTATGGTCAAGATGATTTTACACTAGTTAATGATTTTTTAAATACAGAACACAAAACAGAAGTAATATTTTCACCTACGCCATCAGTAGGGCAATCTTATCACGATAGAGTTATCCCTACCATATATAAATATGATGATAATAGTGGTTATACTAGGACAGAAAGTAATATAAGGATTTTACAGTGGGGAGGTTTGAAATCATCTAGTTTTAACTGGTCTTTAAGCACAGATAATTTTTTAGGAAGTGGTGCAAATTTACTACAGTCTTCATACCCTTACGCTGGTATGTATGATGATCCATATACACCAAATACGCTTTTAGAGTTTGGTTTGACTAATGAAATTTATTATGCTAATGTATTTGACAAAGAAATAACATTTTGTGATAATACACTTTTTAATAAATACTATGAAAAATTTATTCAGGAAATAACAGATGTTAATAGTAAAGTAGTAATTGCTCATTTTTATTTAAATGCAACAGACATTAAAAATCTAAGTTTTAGCAAACAATATTACTTTGAAGGTCAATATTTTAGACTTAATAAAGTAGAGAATTATAACCCTATAAATCCAATTACTAAATGTGAATTTTTAAAATTAAATTTGAGTGAAGTTTTTACACCATCTACTACAGCTACTAGAGGTGGTACAGGTGTTTTAGTTGGTAGTAGTAGAGCGCCGTTGTTTTCTAGGAGTAATAATCTATTAACTAATAATAATACCAGAACAAGCTTAAATCAAAGAGTAGTAGGTTCAAACAATTACATCTCACCTACAGCTTATGCAATTAATATAATTGGTTCTAATAATAAAATAAAATCATTTGCAAAAAATATTGAAATTCAAGGGAGTAATAATATTATAAATTCAGGTTGTAATAATGTTAAATTAATTAACAGTGATAATCAAACTGTCATAACATCAAATATAACCTACATTAATAATGAAATAACATCTGGCAATGGTTCTACTGAAACTATTACATCATTTACAAAGGCAAATTTAAATGTAAAACAATATTTTTGTGATGCTACAGGTGGTAACTTTACTGTAGATTTTTCACCTACTGTTACAATAAATGAAGGAAAAACCTGGTCTTTTAAAAAAATAACAGCCTCAAATACAGTTACTATTGATGCCTCTACTATTGGAGCTACTATAGATGGTTCTAACACTTATGTATTAAGTGCTAATTACTCTTATGTGACTATCCAATATGATGGTCAAAACTTTTTAATAACATCAAATAATTAAGAAATGGCAGAAAAAATAGCTTTAGAATTAGACATTAACGCAAAAGGTGCTACCACCTCACTAGGTCAATTAGAGCAAGAGGCGGAGAGATTAAATGAAGAGCTTAGGAAAGTACCTTTAGGCACAAAGGCTTTTAACGACTTAAAGACAGAATTAGTAGGAGTTAATAAACAAATTAAAAATACCGAGCTATCTATGGAGGCTTTAGATAATGAGCAAGTAGCTTCAGAGCTAGGTTCTGTTGCTGGTGCTGTTGGTGATGTCTCAGCTGCTTTTGTTTTGTTAGGCGGAGGCGGTGGTGCTATTGAAGAAACGGTACAAAACATAGAAAAAGCTATTGGTATCTCTATGGCTTTTAAAGGTAGTATAGAGGGTACTCAATCAGCTATGAAGTTATTTAACAACGTAGTTAAAAATTCAACAGCTTTACAAAAAGCAAATAATGCTACCACTGTATTAGCCGCTGGTATTATGAAACTATTTACAGGTTCTGTCAATACTACCTCAGTAGCTTTTAAAGGATTAAGAGCGGCAATAGCCGCTACTGGTATAGGCTTATTAGTAGTTGGTGTCGGTGCTTTAGTAGCTAACTTTGATAAGATTAAAGCCGCAATATCTGGAGTCTCACAAGCCTCTAAAGACTTAGCAAAAGCCACTTCATTAAGATTAAAAACAAATATAGAGAATTTAGATGCAATAGAAAACCAAACAAATATATTAAGACTGCAAGGCAAGACAGAAAGGCAAATTCTTAAAATGAAAATTGCTGCTTTAAGTGAGGTCATTAAAAGTGAACAATTAAACTTAGAAATTAAAAAGAAACAGAATGAAGAAGAGTTAGAGGGTGTTAAAAGAAACAGAGAAAGATTAAAATTAGTTTTAGATGTTTTGTTTTTAACCCCACAAATATTTTTCAAAATTGGAGATTTATTAATAGATAGTATAAATATGCTTTTAAAGTCTTTAAGTGATATTCCTTTTATCTCTGATATAATAGGTGAAAAACCTATTGAAATTGATTTTAAGCCAGGGGAAAGCTTTAATGAGTTAAAAGAGATGACAGCAGAATTTTTCTTTGATCCAGAAGAAACCGAGGAAAAAGGAAAAGAAGAGGTAGAGGCTTTAGAAAAAACTTTAAAAGATAGACAAAATGCTTTAGCTGGTTTTCAATTACAGGTTATAGACTTAGATAAAAAAGAATTTGAAAGAAAGAAAACAGAACTAGAAAAAACAAAAGATGCTGAAGATAAAGCAGCAGCAGATGCAAGGGCTAAAAAAATACAACAAAATGCTATTGATTCACAAGAGTTGGCAGATTTTTTACTAGCTAAAGAAGAGTTAGAAAATGAATTTTTTGATAAGCAGTTAAGTAGACAACAACAAGAGGAAAATGCGGTATTAGATAAATATAATACATTAATTGAAAAAGCAAAAGAATTTGGTCAAGACTCAAAAATATTAGAAGAGGCACAGCAAGCTGAAATAAATGAAATTAAAAAAAGGTTTGCAGATGAGGAGCTAGCAAGACAAATAGAAATTCAGGAAAGAAATAAACAATTTTCTATTGATACAACAGCACAAATATTAAATACATTTGCTGATTTATCACAACAAACTTTAGACAGTTTCAATAGAATGAATAATACTATATTAAATAATGAAAAATTAACTAACAAAGAAAAAAGTAAATTATTAGAAGCAAATAATAAAAGGGCAAAAAAAGCTTTTGACAGACAAAAAGCAGCGCAAATTGCTGGTGCTTTAATGACTACATATTCTAGTGCTAACAGTGCATATCAATCACAATTTTTACCAGTGCCAGATCCATCATCACCTGTTAGGGGTGCTATAGCTGCTAGTGCTGCTATCTTTGCTGGATTAGCAAATGTTAATAAAATAAGGCAACAAAAATTTGAAGCAGCTACTTTAGCAGGAGGAGGTAGCGGAGGTGGCTATGATGGTGCAGGAGGAGGTGGTGAAGCTCCTTTACTAGCACCAGCTAACACTAACACTTTAGTACCACAAAATAACACTAGAGTATTTGTAACTGAAACAGATATTACAGCAACTCAAAACCAGGTGGCGGTAATACAAGGACAAGCAACTATAAGATAAAATAAATAATTATGAAAAATACAGAATTACTAGAATTAATAATAGATGAGGAAGACGAATCTGGGGTGGATTACATTGCACTTGTAGACTCACCTGCTATAGAGTCTGAGTGGATGGCTTTTAAAAAACATCAATTTGAAGAAACTTTTAACGACTATCCAGAATCTGCATCTAACAACGCTAAGAAAGCAATTGAATACAAAGAAGAAAACGGCTCAGACTGTGGTACTAGAATAGGTTGGACTAGAGCAAGACAGTTAGCTAATAAAGAAAAAATTAGTTGGGAGACTATTGCAAGGATGGCTAGTTTTAAAAGACATCAACAAAATAAAGATGTTCCTTATAGTGAGGGTTGTGGCGGTATTATGTGGGATGCTTGGGGTGGTGCTAGTGGTATCAATTGGGCTATTGAAAAAATGAAAACTAAAGACAAATATAAACAGGTTTTCAAAATACAGAATGAAGAAAAGAGAATAGTTAGCGGTTATTTTATGAAAGCTGATCTACCTATAATAAGACTAAATGAAGACAATGAAAAATATTATGTAGTATTTAGAAAAGAAACTATAGAAAAGATAGTAAATAAATTTTTTAAGAATGGACTTAATGCTAACGTAAATCTAATGCACGATAATAATTTAAAAGCAAAAGGTGTTTATGTGATAGAGTCTTTAATAATAGATTCTAAAAGAGGTATCAAAGCTCCTAAAGGTTTTGAAAATGCTCCAGATGGCAGCTGGTGGGGTTCTATGAGAGTAGAAAATGATGAGGTTTGGCAAATGGTTAAAGATGGTTCTTTTAAAGGATTTAGTGTAGAGGGTATGTTTGGACAATCTAAATCTACTAAATATCCTGTAAGCCTTATTAATAAGATTAGAGAAGTAGTTAAAAAATACATACAAAAGAAAAAAGATAATTTTGTTAGTATGGTAATTAATAAAGACTTTGCTATAATAGATGATAGACTAGCATACGCCTCAAAAGATATGGCTTTAAAAGCTGCTATGGATTTAGGTATTGAAGGAATACACGAACACGAATATGAAGGCCAAATTTGGTATATGGTAGGGGAAACACATAAGGCTAATATGTATAAAAAATGCCCTCCAGGATATGTGAAGAAAAACGGCAAATGTGTAAAGAAAAAAACTTATGCAGAAATAGGCCCTAAAGGCGGTGTTAAGAAATCACCTAAGGCACCTAAGTCAAAAACACCTAACAAAAATCCTAAAGGTAAAGGAAGCGCAAAAGGTAATGCTAAAAACACTAGAGGTGCAAAAGTAACTAAAGAAGATGAGGCTACACTACAAAAAAAGTCAGACGAATTTAACGAAAGATATAAAGAAAAGTTAGGTTATGGTGTGACAGTGGGACAATTAAAAACAGTTTTTCAAAGGGGTTTAGGTGCTTATAATACATCCCACTCACCTAGTGTGAAAAGTGCGAAGCAGTGGGCTTTAGCTAGGGTAAATGCTTATTTATATTTAGTTAAAAATGGAAGACCAGAAAACCCTAAATATACTACTGATTATGATTTATTACCATCAAAACACCCTAAGTCAAAAAAATAGTTACTATTAAATTGTCCAACTATCAAAAATTTGTTATATATAATAGTATATAAAAATTATTTAATTATGAGTGAATTAAAAGAATTATTTAACGATATTAAAAACGTATTCAAAAACGAAGGTATTGATATTGAAAATGACTCTAAAGAATTTGCAGAAACTACTCAGGAATTAACAGAAGAAACTAAAGAAGAGACTACAGAAGAAACTATACAAAAGTTTGAAGATGTTGTTTTAGCGGATGGTACAGTCGCACAGGTTGAGCCAGATGTTACTTTAGGTGCTGCTGTTGTTGTTGAGGTCGATGGTGAGCTTTTACCAGCTCCAGATGGTGACCACGAACTTAGTGACGGTAGAAAAATTACTACTGAAGCAGGGGTTATTGTTGCTATTGAAGAGGCTGAGGAAGCACCGCAGGTTGAGGAAGAAGCAGAGACTGAAGATGAAGAAGAAATGTCAGCACCTTTGACAGAAGCTCAGGAAAGAGAGGCTAAAAAGATTATTGAGTCTGTTGTAACTGAAAGAGTATTCTCTATGGAGGCTACTATTAGTGAAGAAAACAACGAACTTAAAAAAGAAATTGAAAATCTTAAAGAGTCTTTTTCAAAGCTTTTAGAATTAACTGAAAAGCTAATTACTGAGCCTGTTGGAAATGCAGTCGTTAAAAGAAATTCAGCGTTTAAATCGTTGAAAAAAGAAAACAAAAAAGACATTATTAGTCTTTTAAAAAATAAAAATATAATCAATTAAAAATTTAAAATTATGAGTTTTGATGTAAGTGCGCTACCAGCGTATACGGACCAAAATGCAATGGATTTAATAGTTAAGTCTGTTGCTGGTGGGAAATTAGCACAATATGCTAATATCCAAGATGGTGTGAAAGGGCCAACTACAATAAATATCCTTTCTAGTGATGTTGTTTTTCAGGCTGATGGTTGTTCTAGGAGTGCGAGTGGTACTACTACTTTATCTCAAAGAACTATTACTCCAGGTGCTGTAGCAATTCACGAAGACTTATGTATGACAGATTTAGCTGCTAAATATACAGCTACAATGTTAAAACAAGGTTTAACAGGTGAAAAAGAGGAGGTACCTTTTGAAGAGTTATATTTTGCTGAAAAAGTAGCTAAGTTGCAAAAAGCAATTGAGGTTGCTGATTGGCAAGGAGATACTACTTCAGGTACTGCTAACTTATCAAAGTATGATGGATTAAATAAAATTATTGCAGCAGCTACTGCTGTTGATGGTAACCCAACATCAATAGCACAAGCTACAGGAATTACAGCCTCTAATGTTATTGGTATTCTAACAGGTATGGCTGAGTTAATGCCAGAAGATATAATGGATGCTGATGATTTAAAACTGTTTGTAGGAATGGATACTTTTTTAAAGTATCAAAAAGCTATTGCTGATGGTAACTACTTTCATTATGTAGTAGATGGTGAGTTCACAGCTGAGCTTCCACTAATCGGATTCCCTAATGTAACTGTTTGTGCCACTCCAGGTCTTTCTGGTTTAGCTACTGGTAATTGTTATTTAATGAGAGCATCTAATATTTATATTGGTGTTGATCTACCAGACGAAGAGTCTAATGATGTAAGGTCTTGGTATGATGATAATGATAGAATTTATAAAGTAACTATGGCTTTTAGAAGAGGTGTTAATGTAGCATTTCCAGACCAGGTTGTTGAGTTCTTATTAGTATAATATTAATGGGGGATTAAGGTCCCCCTTTTAAATAATTGTTAGCTGAAATGCTAACTAATTGAAAATCAAATAGTTATGAGTTGTATATTAGCAAGTGGAATGGCGAGGGATTGTAGTGATTCTCTAGGCGGTATTGAGGAAATACTTATTGCAGAAAGAGACAATGTCACTGCATTTACTTTGTCAAACCACGAAATTACTGCTATTACTCAGGCGGGTGCATCATCTTTTTTTAGGTATAATCTTAAAAAGGAATCTGGTAGTTTGACATCTACAGCAACTGTAGACCAAACAGCTGGTACTTCTTTTTATGATAATGTTTTAGCTTTTACAATTAATAAATTGACTGCTGCTAAAACTAATGAAATAAAAATGTTAATGTTAGCTAGACTTGCAGTAATAGTAAAAGATAATAATGGTAAATTTTGGGGATTAGGTTTCGACCAGTTTGCTGAAGGAAGTGCTTTAGTCGCACAAACTGGACAGGCTTTTGGTGATCCTAACCAGTACCAAATTGAATTAATGGATAAATCGCAGTTACCTTGTTATGAGGTACAAGCCTCTGTTGTGGCTGGTTTAACGATTGCTTAATCGTTCTTTGTTGTATAAAAGAGGGGTATAACTACCCCTTTTTTTTAAATTTGTAAATTATGTTGAAAAAATCTTATATAGGAAAAACAATCGTTACTAAAGGCTTTAGAGTTTTAGTATGTGAAGAGAATATAGAATTATTAAAAAAGTTAGAAATAACTGAAGTATTTGCAGAAAAGAAAAAAGCAAAGAAAGATGTTAGTGATAAATAAAAATGCTACTACAAATATAATCACAACTTTGTGGGAGCTAACTACTTTAGAGGTTCCATATTATTTATTTGAGTTTGAAAGCGACCAAACTAAAAGGAAATATTATACAGTTATGACTGATTTAACCACTAACAAATTTAGATATAATGAATTTAATTTTATAGAGGGTAGTTTTGATCCTACTAGCGGAAGTCTTATTTTAGGTTCTGCTGGTTTCTATAAATACAAAGTTTATGAACAGTCAAATCCATTCAACTTAAATCCAGATGGACTTAATGTAGTAGAGCAAGGTAAAATGAAATTATTAGACTCTACCTATCAACCTACATTTAATCAACATACAGTTTCAACTATTACTAACGTAGTATATAATCCAGCGCAATGAGCATAAAACTAATACCTATAAATTTTGGAGGTTATGAATTACCTGAGTTTAAAGAATCTAAAAAGGGTGACTGGTATGAATACGGCGTAGACAGACCATATAAAAATACATATCCAGATTATCTAACTAAACTATATAATGAGTCTAGTAAGCATAATCAAATCATTAATAGTAAAGTTAAATTTATAGTAGGTCAAGGTTTTGTAGTAGATGAAAAACTATCGTTCACAGAAAAAGCTTATGTTGATGGCTTTTTAAGGATGCCTAACGAAGATGAGAATATTGATGAGCTAACATCTAAACTAGCAAAAGATAAAAAGGTTTATGGAGGTTTTAGCTTGCAAGTTAGAATGTCAAAAAATGGTAAAATAGCAGCTATTAATCATATAGATTTTTGTGATATTAGAGTAGGTGTTAATGATAATTTATATTATTTTACAGATGACTGGTCTGCTAGGAATCCACAAAACAACAAAGATTATAAAATATTACAGCACTTTCCTTATGATGATAGTGCAAAACCTGAAGTAGATTATTTAATTTATTACAAAGAATATAGACCAGATTTAGGAGTCTATCCTATGCCAGACTATACTAGTGCTATACCTTATTTAGAGTCAGATGCTGAGATAGCTAACTTTACTTTACAAAACATCAAAAATAATCTTTCTGCGGGCTATGTGGTCTCGTTTAATAATGGTTCCCCTACAGAACAAGAAATGCAGGCTATTGAAAGAAGATTTAAAGACTATGCTACAGGGGCTGACAATGCTGGTAAGCCTTTGCTTTCATTTACAGACCAGAATAGTGACCACCCTCAAATAATACCTATTCCAGTAAATGGACAAGATGAAAGATTTATAAACCTAAACAACCAAATTAGAGAAGAAATATTTACAGCTCACGGTATAACTAGCCCTCAGCTTTTTGGAATTAAAGAAAATTCTGGTTTAGGTAATAATGCTGATGAGATTG